ACAATGAAGCACCGGAAGATGCACTCCGTATGCTGAACGTTAAGCCAGAGTTTGATTCCGGTAACAAGTTCACTATGAAGGTTATCCGTAACGGTGAAGAAGTTAAAGCCGTTGACATGGAGAGCACCGAATGGAAGGGCAATCCATTGCAAGGCCATGTTCAAGTACATCTCAAAGAGTACGAGGACACTAAAGATGAAGACGGCGACTTTGACTGGAACTGGGGTTCAATTCGATTCACCCCCTCGGAGTTGAAGAAGATTGACAGCCAAACTGGCAAGTTTGTATTTGCCAATATAGACGGTGTTCAGCTTGTTTTGAGCAAGGTCAAAGAACAGCACTTTTCATACTACGATGCTTTTTAAATGGACTACACATTGAAACACGCAAAAGGTAATCTACTGGACTTAGCAGAGGCAGGCGAGTTTGATATTATCGTACAAGGTTGTAATTGCTTCAATACTATGGGCGGCGGCATTGCCCGTGAGATTCGAAAACGCTACCCAATGGCGGCACTAGTTGATAACGAAACTGAAAAAGGTGACTACCGCAAGTTGGGCAATTATACCACAGCCTTTACAGGTAAGTTTTTGGTTGTCAACGCCTATACTCAGTATGATATGAGTCAAGGTACTGATGTATTTGAATACACAGCATTTGAAATGGTTCTACGAAAATTGATTCATGCGTACGGTGATAAACGAATCGGCTTGCCCTATATTGGTATGGGACTTGCTGGGGGTGATTCGAAATGGATTATACCGATGATTGAAGAATTTGCCAAACGAGTTGCCGAAAAAGATGGCACAGTTACTTTGGTAGAGTTTGGTTAAAAAGAAAGAAGAAAATGAGTGATCCATTAGAAGAAGCAGCTGCGGTGACAGAAATGTTGTTGGCTGAAAGTTTACGTATGCGAGCCAAAGTACCAGAAAAGACCGGTGTGTGTTTGGCTTGCGAAGAACCTGTTGACGGCGCATTCTGCTCAAAAGAATGCAGAGAAGACTACGAACGAATGGAAAGAATTAACACTATTCGAGGTAAAAAATAATTAGTATTTGGACTCAATGAGTTCAAAATTTGGACTCATTGACAGTTGACTAGATCTCTAGAAGTTGCTATAATACATACATAGCGAAACACACACAGAAAGGTTTTTAGATGATTATTAACAACAGTCCGCAAAACGAAGCAGTTTTGAGTAACGTTGGTGAGATTGGCGAGTTCCGTATTCGCAACTCAGCTAAAGCGTTTAGTATTTTGAGCTCGGGCCTGTATGCCAACAAGGTCCGTGCTATCATTCGTGAATTGAGCTGTAATGCCGTAGACAGTCATGTTGCCGCTGGCAAACAAGACACACCGTTTGATGTACATCTTCCGAACAGTTTGGAACCTTGGTTTAGTATTCGTGACTACGGTACTGGCTTGAGCCATGCACAAGTTACTAATATCTATACAACCTATTTTGAATCTACTAAAACAGACAGCAACGACTATATTGGTGCGTTAGGTTTGGGTTCAAAATCTCCTTTTAGTTATACAGATAACTTTACTGTAACCGCTATCAAAGACGGCATCAAAGGTATCTATACTGCGTTCATTAACGAATCAGGTGTACCTAGTATTGCCAAGATGATGGACGAATCTAGTGATGAACCGTCGGGTGTTGAAGTTAAGTTCTCAGTTAACGACCGCTACGACTTTGACAAATTCCGTCAAGAAGCTCGACAGGTTTATACTTACTTTAAATTGCGTCCTGTTATTTCAGGCAACTCCGACTTTACGTTTGTTAATGTAGAGTACGAAACTGAAAATATTATTCCAGGAGTGCATTGCTACAAAAGTGCCAGCCGTAGTGTTGCCATTATGGGTAATATTGCCTATCCAATCGATGTGCCTGCAGCAGACACTAACCTAGGTGAATTGCGTGGCTTGTTGAACGGCGGATTAGAATTGCACTTTGCTATCGGTGAGCTGGACTTCCAAGCATCGCGTGAAGGCTTGTCATATATTCCTAGCACTATTGAAAGTATCAAACGAAAGTTAGAAGCCGTTAATGCACAGTTAGCCGTTCATATTGCTACAGAAGCAGATGCTATTGCTAATTTGTGGGAACGTGCAGACTTTCTTGCTAAAAAGAGAAGCAACGGACTTTGGTCTGCCGCTGTTAACAAGTATGCCATCGACACTAAATTGGCTACATTAGACACTGGTCGGTACGGTAATGCAGCTGTATTTAAATTAGGAGTTGAAGATCTTGCTAACAAATTTAATATTGCACTCAAAGGTATCCAGCGTACTCGAGGTAGCAAAACGTGTACTACACTTAAACCTAGTACAGACTACGATAACAAAAAGGACGTCAACGGACAGTGGGTCTACATTAATATGTGGAGTATCACTTGTGACGTGAATGCACATTTTGTTATTAACGATACTAAGATTGGTGCTACAGAACGTGCTAAGTTTCACTATCGCAATCAAAAGGATCAGGCAATTCACAGTCAAAATGTGTTTGTGTTGGAGCCAGCTGATCGCACCAAGGAAATGAAAGTCAAAGCGTTCTTTAAGGCAATTTGTAATCCGCCTGTTAAAAATATTTTCAAGGCTAGTACATTAGAAAAGAAAGTACGTGCTGATAGTGGTTTAGGTAAGAACGTCACTATCATGTGTTTGCAAGAACGTGGCAACGGTGGTTACTATCGTGAGAAAGAAATGGTGTGGCGTGATGCTGGTAAGAGCGACAGCTTTGATACAGCTACTACGTACTATTACCTGCCACTGAGTGGCTTTGAAGTTATCAGCAAGTGCGGTATGAGTAATGTCAAGGAGTTTTACAACGATTTGAAAGAGTGCGGTTTGACTGGTTTGAAGACTACTATTTACGGTGTGCGTAAAGGTGATATCGACGTTATTAAAACTAAAACAAATTGGATTAATATCGAAGACCATATTGCTAAAGAATTGGCTAAGCCAATCGATAACAAACTTGTAATGAGTTTGGTAATGCAGGCTGTTGACAGTTTCAACTTGTTGTCGTATAATAGCAATATTGTAAATGCTGTGACTAATCCTGTTAGCCCATACACTAAATTAGTAACACAATTTAAGGGGTTCGAAAAGATTCGCTACAGCGAACTAAGTTTAAAGCGACTGTGCCAACGTTACGCTACTGGTGTAACTTTTAACCCAGAAGCACAAGTCCAAAAGTTTGTTGATGAATGTGCAACCATTAGCAAACGTTATCCGTTACTGCAGTTCTTGCGTTCTGCTCCTAACGAAGATGTTGCCGAATACGTTAATTTGATTGACACACAGAAAGGTATTTAAAATGGCTTATCCATATTTGATTCAAGGCTCTAACATTGTTGTTGTAATTGGCAACAAGAGCCACACGATTAGCAAGACCAATATTACCTATAACAAGGTACTAGAGGCAATTAAGACAGGTGACTGGGATTCTATTCCAGACATTATCGAACCTAAGAAGGTTGTGTTGAACTACGGACAAGGCAATGTGTCTATCCAAGGTGAAACCCTATTTTGGAAGGGCAAAGAACTCAACACTGGCCTGTCAGTACGTATGATTCAAATGTTGCAAGAAGGCTTTCCAATTGAACCCATGGTCAACTTTATGGAGAACTTGTACAAGAATCCTAGCAAGCGGGCTGTTACTGAACTGTACGGCTTCTTGGAAAAGAGCAACTTGCCAATTACTCCGGACGGGCACTTCTTGGCCTACAAGAAAGTCCGTGCTAACTATTTTGACGTACACTCTGGTACAATGGATAACTCCGTTGGTAAGGTTGTTGAAATGGAACGACATGATGTTGACGACAACAAGGACAATACTTGTTCGTCGGGCCTGCACTTTTGCTCAATGAGCTATTTGACTAGCTTCGGCGGCGAACGTACAGTTATTGTTAAGATCAACCCAGCAGATGTTGTAAGCATTCCAAGTGACTACAATGATGCCAAGGGTCGTACATGCCGTTATGAAGTTATTGGTGAATTAGATGTTGAACCTGAACAAGCATTTACTCGTCCAGTTCAAACTAGTGCTGTTAGTAGCAAGCCTGTACATACAGAACCAAAGCTAGGTAACAGTGCGTTTTATGCAGGTTACTCTGCAGGTTTTCAAGGTAGCTACAATGCCACTGATGACTTCTACGGCAAAGATCGTTTGAACTATCGCGAAGGTTTTGAAAAGGGTACTGATGACAGATTGTACGGCGGCAATGAACGTTACCGTTACACTAGCGCAACCGTTCAATCAGGCGCATGGAAGTCCGGCGCCTGGCCTTTTCCAAATAAAGGTTAATCTAAATGGAAGATCCACGCTGTTGCGGCTCCGGTGCTTGTATCATTAACAATGAAGGCGAGTGTTGGTGCGGACAGCGTTGGGATGGTGAAAAGATGTGTTTCCCTGTTTTAGAAACTCCCAATAAAGAAGACGACGATGTTTGATTGGTTTAAAAAATCTGAATACAGTAACGTAGTTCCTTTTCCGGAACCTAAAGTAGTTCCCCCGCCTGCTCCTAAAGAAAAGGATCCATCTATCCATTACACTATCGGGCACACAGACGACAATCGAATAGCTTTTAGAATAGGTTATAGTACACTGACTATGAATCATGTTGGGGTACAACAGCTTATCGATCAGCTAGAGCTTTACAAAAATCAATTATATATAGAGGAAGATAATGCCTAATCTAGTACCAATGGTCATTGAGACCGAAGCAAAAGGTGAACGTGCCTATGACATTTATAGCCGGTTGCTCAAGGACCGTGTTGTTATGCTAGATACGGATGTTAACGAACATACGTCCAGCTTGTTAGTGGCACAGTTGCTTTTTTTAGAGAGTCAAGGTAATGAAGACATTAACTTGTTTATCAATAGCCCTGGGGGCTCCGTTACTGCTGGCCTTGCTATTTACGATACCATGCAGTTTATTAGACCCGACGTCGCCACATACGTTATGGGACAAGCCTGTAGTATGGGCTCATTCCTTGCTCAAGCCGGCGCACCTGGAAAGCGTTTTGTCCTGCCCGAAGCCCGTACAATGATACACCGTGTTAGTTCTGGTACTCCCGGAACCCGCGGTACTGTACACGTTCAGGAACTGGAGTTTGAAGACGCACGACGTAGTTTTGAAGAATCTAAGCGTATTAACGAACGCCTAACTGAACTGTATGTCAAGCATAATACCGCTGGAAAAACCTATGCTCAACTTTATGAAGCTATGAAATTTGATACGTTTTTGAGTGCTGCAGAAGCTGTAGAGTACGGATTGGCTGATAAAGTTATTGAAAAACGCCCATAAAGTGCGTAGATAATGGTTACCCGTAGTACACTATAAATACTATTGTCTAGGAGTGTACTATGGCCCGTCAGGCTTTTAATTGGTCCGCATTGGATCGAAACATGTTGTACTCAATGCTTTACGAACTCAAATCTGAGATCGTAGATAAACGTCTGACCATAAGCGAAATTACCAAACATATGAGCAAACATATAAAAGCTCACTTGCCTGTTAGGGTAGTTAGCAGCAGATATAAACCTGTCAAAAACGGCGAACTCTGGGTAGGTGGTGCATATTATAGTGACCTTGATAGGACTGGTAAAAAACGATTTATTGAAATCGAACTGGCATTTCCTACCAATACTAACACTATGAAAACTAGTTCCTACCGATGGGACCGTATCTGTGTACTATTTGCAGATACCATGTTGCACGAAATTATCCATACTCGTCAATATAGAGCCCGCAATTTTAAAGATATTCCGGGGTACGAAAGTACAGCCTACTATGCCAAAGATCGTAAAGAGCAAGAGTATTATGGCGATAGAGACGAGATGGGCGCCCACAGTTTCAATCTAGCGCAAGACATGATTGATAAATTTGGGTTCGATACTCGAGCTATTAAAGAATATTTGGACAGCCCAGTACCAAAACGTATTCGTCCAAACGGCTGGGGACGCTTTATGAAATCATTTGAGTACAATCATGCCCATCCAAAAGTATGCCAAATGAAGCGTAAGATCATGACTCAGCTAGAAAATGCCCATAACGGTAAACCATTTAAAACATCAAATCACTTGACATATTAGTCTCTAGGCTGTATAATAAACAATTATACAGTTAATTATCGGAGTCAAACATGAGTCATTGTGCTAATCATATTTGGTCGCTGGAAATCCATCCTTCTCGCCTTAATAAAGAAGCTATTATTGAAGCTATTGCCAAAGAAGGAAATGACGAGTTCTTTCATGGGTGTCAGTTGGCACTAGATCCTATGGTTACATTTGGTATTAAACAAGTAAAGGAAAAACATGATCAAGACGGCCCTGGGCTACCTTGGAATACTTTTGTTAGCATCATTGGCGGTTTTCGTAATCGTACAGTCACCGGGAATGCTGCAAGAGATACACTTGAGGAAATGATGGCATTGGCCACTAAGGCCGAATGGAATGGTTGGTATCGACGTATCCTTATTAAAGATTTACGTTGCGGTACTAGTGAAAAAACAATTAACAAGGTTGTAGAAAAAGATTATGCCGCTTATGCTATACCTATCTTCAGTTGTCAGCTTGCTCATGATAGTGCTAATCACGAAACGAAGGTCACGGGTGAGAAAATTCTCGAAGTTAAGCTGGATGGGGTTCGAGTTATTACTATTGTATATCCTGATGGGCATGTCGATCAGTTTAGCCGTAATGGAAAAGAATTAGTGAACTTTCCACATGTCAAAGATCAAATCTCTGCAGTAGTTAAACAAGATCCGCCGCCTTATCCTGTAGTACTAGATGGTGAGATCATGAGTGGTACTTTCCAAGATTTGATGAAACAGATTCATCGCAAGAGCAGTGCCAAAGCTAATGATGCGGTACTCAACTTGTTTGACTTTATTCCGCTTGCTGACTTTGAAAAAGGCGAATGGGATAAATCTCAAACAACTCGTAGTATGATGCTCAAAGCATGGTTTGAAAAGAATGAAGCGGCCTTGCCTAACGTAACAGTCGTAGCACAAGAACTAGTTGACTTAGATTCAGATGCAGGGCAGACACGTTACAAGGAAATTAATGCGTTAGCTATTGCTGGTGGATACGAAGGAATTATGCTTAAAGATCCCGAAGCAGATTATAAGTGTAAACGCTCAGTGGCGTGGCTCAAATTAAAGCCATTCATTGAGGTAAGTCTAACTGTAGTTTCTACAGAAGAAGGCACTGGTCGTAATGTAGGAAAAATGGGTGCATTAGTGTGCGAAGGTGTTGATGACGGTAAGGATATTCGTGTCAATGTTGGTAGTGGCTTTTCTGATCAACAACGAGACGACTTTTGGAATTGCAGAGTTGATGGTCAAATTGTAGAAGTTCGTGCTGATGCTATTACTCAGAATCAAGATGGTACATACAGTCTGCGATTCCCACGCTTTAAATCATTCCGGGGGTTTGAACTAGGAGAGAAAATATGATTGGCAGTCATTGGAAAGATAAAAACAATAATAAATTTGTAGTGTTACATGAGGTTGTTGTAGATGGACATGTTTGGGTACATTATAGAGATGCGTTAGGAGATCCTCCTACTGAGCATAGTTGTTATAAAATAAGTTTTTTAGAGCAGTTCACGCAGGTAGATTAAATATATTTTCAAAAGGAGTAATTTATGTTTGGAACAAATTATACAGGTGGGATGTCATATCGTTCCGCCACTGAGATTAACTCGGCAATGGGCAGAGTTTATGGTAACATGAGTCTAGCGGTGCTGACCAGTATGGTTGTCAGTTACTTAGTAGGCACGTCACCCGAATTACTGGCATTCTTTTTTACTGGTGTTTTAAAGTGGATTGTGATTTTTGCACCACTAGTGGCAATCCTTGCCTATAGTTTTGTCAGTGACAATTGGTCACGTAGTGGTCTACAGTTATTCCTACACGGTTTTGCCGCATTAATGGGATTGAGTTTTGCCACTATATTTGCCGTATTCACTATGGGAAGTATTGTAAGTGCATTTATGGGTGCGGCAGTACTATTCGGAGTAATGAGTGGCTATGGATACTTTACTAAAAAGGACCTTAGTGGAGTTGGGCAATTTATGATCATTGGATTGATTGCCATTATCATTGCCAGCATCATTAATATCTTCATTGGTAGTACTGTGATGCAAATGGTGATTAGTGCCCTGGCAATTATTATCTTCCTCGGCTTAACTGCCTACGACACACAGCGTATTCGCGAAATGGTCAGTATAGAAACAGATGGGCGTGAAGAAGTTCGCGGCGCTTTGACTTTGTACATGGACTTCATTAACTTGTTTATTAACCTATTACAGCTATTCGGCGATAGAAAATAAAATGGCACAACACTCACGATATTGGTCATGCACACCTTTTGCAGACTGGCTTCGCGGCACTAAAAAGCTCAGCGCAGGTACAGCCGAAGAGTGGGACGAGTGGACTACTGCGGCCCAAATGAAGCATAACTTTCGCTACTGGTTAGCTGAAGAAGCCCTTGGTCACATCCAGGATTTTGTAACATGGCCTATTAGAAAGATTTACGATGCGAAATACTATATTAATAACCGTTGGGTTACTAGGACTCATGCTCTTACTGCTCATCCTAGGGATATCAAGCCTGGTACTTGGTCAGATGTTGGGAACCGTTTTCTCCCATGTCTTTTTAATGAACTAGTTGACTTTGTGGAAATTGAATCAGCATGGAGTCACATTGCTTGGGGTAGTGCAGAAGATAAAGCAAAGTACAAGGCACCGTTCTGGGCTAGTGGTTGGTTCCGTTGGCGTACTTGGCGTTGTCCGCAGGCAGGTCTTGATCACTTAGATTGGGCAATGACCTTAACTAATACCGACTGGTGTAAGCCCGAAGATCCTAACTATGGTAAGCCTACTGATCAAGCACTTCGAGCCAAAGAACTCAAAGAGCTATACCTATGGTGGACTGTGACCTATCGCAATAGACCCGATCCATATGATGCTAGTGGGTGGACTGAGTACTGTGAAGCAAGTCGGCTAGCCAATGGTGGTAAGCTGAGTTGGATGAGTGCTGACAAGACTCCCGAACTTAAAAAGCAGAGTGACAAGGCTCACAAACTGCTACGGAAGATTGAAGAAGCCTACGAAAAAGAAGATGAAGCTATGACGATTCGATTGATTAAAGCTAGGAATAGTCTATGGACTTGACATTACAAATTCCCGCAGAAGGTATAATGAAAACAAACGATTGGGGAGACTCAAAAGTTTATCGAATTGCCTGCGGGTGCGGTGACGAGGATCATAATCATAATATGTGGGTAGAAGCAGATGATCATGCTATCGTTGTTACTATCTATACAACTGGCAAGACCAATTGGTGGAGTAAAACTCGCTGGTATCATATTTGGACTCTACTTACTAAGGGCTATATCGATACTGAGTCAAGTGTACATTTAACTCGTCAACAGGCTGTTAACTACGCCAATACGTTAACCAGTGCCATAGAAGATGTAGAACAATTTAGAAAAGATCGCCAAACGGTGTCAACTAAGCTGTAAGCTAAGGCGTTATATATATGTAGGGATAACAATTCTTACATAACCAAAAAGGAAATATTATGAAATTGATCGCAACTTTAATCGCAACAATGTTTGCCGCAACTGTATTCGCTGCTGAGCCAGCCAAGGCACCATCAACTCCTGCTTCAGCACCGGCTAAAGCTGAAGTTAAGAAGGACGAGAAAAAGCCTGCAAAAAGTGACGCTGCAAAGAAAGACGCACCTAAAGCAGACGCAAAAGCCGCTACTACTCCAGCAAAGTAAGTTTGACCTAGACGACAGTGACCTCATAATAGACGATGAGGTCACTTTTGGTCGTAATCGAAAAGCTGGCGAGTTTGGTAAGATAGTTGATGAAGAACTATCGGACTATATAAAGTTTCGATTATGGCTAGCTAGACAACGTGCTATGGCGGCATACAGAGAAAAGTGGGCATGACTCACTTTTCTTTTTTGGATAAATATTTGATTAGCAAGGAGATATTAATGAAACTAATTACAGCTCTAATTTTAACATTAAGTTTTGGATTGGCTTATGCCAATGATAATAAAACTATCGACGCTAACGGGAAAAAAATCGAAGCCCGTGTGCCAAAATCAGCAAAGATTGATTGTAAAGATAAAGCTAATGCAGAAAAAACTGAGTGCAAAAAGGCAAGTAAAGAAATGCCAAAAGTTGAGAAACCAAAAGAAACAGCACCAGCAGACGCTAAACCAGCTAAAAAGTAATAATTTGGCCCACCCCGCTGATGTCATAGACTTACGGGTGGGTTTTCTTTTGGCTATTTAATGCTTGACTTTTATGTGAGATGACTATATAATAGTTGTATTGTTAAACACAACGGAGTGAAAAATGGCAACAGTAGCAGGCGTAAAAATTAAACCCAAGGCAAAAAAAGAATCTAAGCGTATCACCAGTGTTACTATTCGCCAGAATGCGAAGAAGGATCACAGTCCAGTTTGGGAAGGCACTGAAACGCTTGACGCCGCACAATTTTTACGTCACTGGCATCGTGCTATGGATTACTATCGCCTCGACGGTGATAGCAAATCATTCAAACCTGCTGTTCTTAAATGGATGGCTACTATTGGTTGCACGAAAGAAGACATTGCTGCATTTAAGAAAACCAAAGACAATCGATGCTCCACTACTATGGGGTCTATTGCTAGTTGCTTACTGAGAGGTATGCCAGCTGTACGTGAGGATTTCAACGATGGTCGCGATACGGCAAAGTGGTTACTTGCAGCCATTAGTAAAGTAGTTGAAGAAGGCAAAAACGATATCGATGCAGATGAAGTTATAGAAGTTAAGTCTACAGTAGTGCAACCAACGATTCAAGAACGGGTACGTGATGCTGCAATGCGTATGACTGAAGAGATTGAAGAAGCTATCGATAGCTTCCAAACAGATCCAGAAAACTTTGATCCAAAGGCATTTAAGATGCTTAACTTGCTCAAAGGTAAAGAAGTTAAGGCAGCTCATGCACGTTTAATTAAAGGTTACTATGAACGCGATTTAGCTGAACTTACAGAACTTGCTAGCGGCAATGCAGATGAGCAATTGAAAGAAGGCTACAGCCATCGTTCAAAGAAGCAGATTAAGAACTTGATTGCGTTCTATCAAGAAATTATGAGTGCTTGTGATATGCTTGCACAAGAAGCTAAGGTCAATCGTGCGCCACGTGCTAAGAAGTCAGTACCTGCTGAAAAGTTGGTTGCTAAATTGAAGTTCATGAAGACTAATGAGCCTCTCAAACTAGTAAGTGTTAATCCAGTTGATATCATCGGTGCAGGTGAACTGTGGATCTATAACACTAAGAGTCGTAAGCTAGGCAAGTATGTGGCCGCTGAGTTCCAGACGCTCGGTGTCAAAGGTACTAGTCTTACCGGGTTTGATGAGCATAAAAGTATCTGCAAGACACTCCGTAAGCCGGAAGATAAATTGAAAGAGTTTAAGGCAGCTGGCAAGATTGCACTGCGTAAATTCTTAGACGATATTAATGCAACTGATACTAAAATGAACGGTCGCATTAACGAAGAAATTATTTTGCTCAAAGTAGCCTGAGCTAAGTACTTACAAGCGGACTTTAACGTCATTCATCCCGCTATATAAACTCTGCATGTCGTCAAACTTGCTACCTTACAAAGGAGACTAGAGATGGCAAATCTTCAACCCGTACAATACAAGTACACAAGCACAAAAGAATATCACGACTCATTCCCATGCGCCTACAGGCAATGGCGAGCTGATAGTCACTGTAATTTAATTCACGGTTACAGTTTTAACATGAAGTTCTACTTCGGCACTAACGACCTAGACGCTCGCAACTGGGCGGCTGACTACGGTGGCCTAAAAGAACTCAAAGGTATTTTAGAAAGTCAGTTTGATCATACACTGTTAGTAGCAGAAGATGATCCGGAGTTAGACTTTTATAAAGAAATGGAAAAGCGTAAGTTAGCCAAGCTGACTATACTACCCAAACTCGGGTGCGAAGGATTGGCAGATCAACTGTACAAATACGTTAATGGAGTTTATATTCCGGATATGTGGGGTGACGGTGAAAGCAAACGCTTATGGTGCTATCGCGTAGAAGTTAGAGAAACACAAAGCAATATGGCTTTCCGAGAAGGTCATCGCGAATGGAATGAAGACCTTTTTGCTTAATCCAAACTAGTTGACCTAAATAGACATACGTGTTATAATCATGTATGTCTATTTTTTTGATTGCATATAATGATTAAACGTATTGGATTTGCTTGTAAGTGGATTGATGATCCCAGTCAGGTCAACGGTATTAAGCCAAAAGATCCTGCTAAAATCTATAATACTGGTTCAACTACTGTTGCTTGGTTAAATAGACAAAGCAAGGATGTAGCTGTTGAGAAGTTGTGGACTCTAATGAAAAACAACATCGAATCTACTCGTTTGCTAGTCGAACGTGTAGGAGCACTAGATGAAATTTTTAGAATGGTACGACTCAGCAGCGATATACTTCCTGTATATACTCAGCGTGACTGGAGCTGGTTTTGGCGGGATAGCGATGTTAGAACCTATGCAGAAAGAGAATTTAGAAAAGTGGGAGATTTGGCTCGCCAGATGGGTGTTAGGCTTAGTTTTCATCCTGGCCAATTTACTGTGTTGGCTAGCGATAACTCGGATATCGTAGATCGTTCAATAGAGGAGTTTGAATATCATGCAGATATGGTCAGGTTCATGGGCTACGGTAAATCATTTCAGGACTTTAAAATCAATGTCCACATCTCGGGTCGAGCCGGTCCCCAAGGTATTCGCTCTGCCCACACGAGACTTACCCCCGAAGCAAGAAATTGCATCACAATTGAAAACGAAGAAAACTCCTGGGGTTTAGATGATTGCCTTAGTATTTCTGATATTATCCCTATTGTGCTTGATGTACATCATCATTGGATTAGGGAAGGAGAATACATCCAAAGTACTGACCGGCGAGTGCGGTCGGTTGTGGACAGTTGGCGTGGTGTGCGTCCTACTATGCATTACTCCCTATCTAGAGAAGATTATCTTGTCGGACACGATGCAGACATTATGCCAAATTATCAAGCTCTGTTAGAGTCCGGTCATAAAAAACAAAAACTTAGGGCTCATAGTGATTTTTATTGGAATCATGAAACAAATAAATGGGCTCTATCCTTTTTAGATCAGTTTGATATTATGTGCGAATCAAAAGGTAAAAATTTAGCTAGTCGAGAACTGCTTAAATATATAGACTATGACACAAATTAAAACTAGAACACTTGAACATGAATTTCCAAAAGAGCTAGAACCATACAAGGGTTTAATTTATTGCCCTTTAGATTTGCCAGAGCCTCCTGAGGTTGATTTAGACCAACTAATTGATTATCTAGCCATGCGGGATCAAAGAGACAAAGGTACTCCTGCTGGATCAGTAAATGGAGCTGCTGGAGTAATTCCGCTTGATAGTCCGTATTTACGATACACCGCCAGCTGGAGTAAAGAAAAGGATAGATATCCTTGGAGATTAATTCACATACTGAGATCAGATTTAGAAGACGGTGGCCAAGAATACTTTAACGAATTTAAAGAATTATTTCCACAAATAGCTGATTATGTTTTAAAATTACCTGTAGAAAAAATATTCACATTTAGTCTGCTAAATCAAAAACCCGACACAGATGTTGGAGCACACAGTGATCCAGATTTATGGTTTGGAATAAGATTTTATCTTGTAAACAGGAGCCCGGCAAAATTATTCTTTAAAAAGGCACTAGCACCTACACAAAAAAGATTAATGAATTTAGTGCAAACACCCGAGGGCATTAGACAAATACCGTGGGATCAAGTGATACAAGATGAAAAAGTTTATGCACAGTATCCACAAAGTAGGTTTCCGTTTCATTTAACCTGCACTCATGCTGTACACGGAGTTGATACAGTTCCGGTCGATGACGAAGCATCAAGAGTTACTGGATTTGTAATTTGTAAGGTTAACCCTGTAGAGTATGCTAAACTGTTAGAAAGAAGTTTAGAAAAATACGGGGACTATGCCGTATGGTGGGACAGATAAAAGGGCACAAAGCCCTTTTATCATTTTGTTTTACGTGGCTTTTTTACAGCTGGTCTTGGGCCGCTTGCCTTCTTAGCACGTGGCTTCTTAGATGGGGCAGCTTCAGCTACTGGAGCTGGCTCAGCAATAGTTACGACCGGTGCTTCTACTACAGTTACAGCTGGCACTTCAATAACTGGAGATACGGGGGTATCAATCTTATAAGGTACCTCTGGGGCAGCTTCGGGCTTTTTGCCTGTAAAAAACTCTTTAATTGCGTTGAACATAATGTTCCTCCTTGAGCTTTTATTTATAGCTAAATACAGTATGCATCAAGAAATATTAAAATGGCAACAGATTGTAGAAGGTAAAACAGAAACACTTTCTTTAGAATCACTACCTTACGGCAAAAGTGACCTAGCACCGTCCATTAGTAAAAATACCATTGATTATCACTATGCTGAACTGGCACAGGGCTATGTAACACGTTTCAACAAGGGTGAAGGCGATAAGGACTTCAATCGAGCGGGTGCGTTTTTGCACAATACTCTGTTCCCGCAATACCAAAAACCCACTACTAAGAATGTTCCAACCGGACCTTCATCGGAATTTATTGTAAAACATTTTAAAACTTACGATAAATTTAAAGAAGAATTTACCAAAGTAGCCATGGCCATACAGGGTAGTGGATGGGCATACTTGGCTAAGAACGGCAAAATAAAAACCATTGTAAACCACGAAATAAAAGAAGATATTGTATTATTAATCGACTGGTGGGAACATGCGTGGGCTCTTGACTATCAAAGTAACAAGGCCAAGTACTTAGAAAATCAATGGAAGATTATCAACTGGAATGTGATCAGTTCTAGAGTTGGTCTAGGGTCTTAAGACTACTCACTGGCATATCCCAAATTTTTCTTGCTTCAACCCCCTTGCTCTGAGCAAATTTCTTAACATCACAATCACCACACACGTGATAAAAGTTGTTGTTTAATCGTTTGGGATCAATGTTGCCTTTATCCCTGTTGAATATTCCTTTGCAACAGTCACATCTAAAAACAATCACAGTCTTTTTACGATAATAAACATGCACCTTACCGTGCTTGCTGGTACGATAGTGCTGGGTTAGTCGAAATTCTGATCCAATATACATAACTGTATTTACATTAAGGTTATAAAAACTTTCGATAAATATCATATCGAGGGTTAAAAATGATCACAATTTCACAATCAGCAAGAACAAAAATTAAAGATTTACTATGCGAAGAAGGCAATCCAAAACTAGCATTACGCACCTTTGTGCAAGGTGGTGGCTGTAGCGGAATGAGCTACGGGTTTACATTTGACGAAGAAATCAACGAAGACGACTTTGAAATTCCATTAGACGAATTTCGAGTGCTGGTAGACAGCATGAGTATGCAGTATCTTACAGGTGCAGAAATAGACTATAAAGAAGACCTAAATGGAAGTACATTTAGTATAAACAATCCAAATGCACAAACCAGTTGCGGGTGCGGAAGTAGCTTTTCGGTTGCAGATGATCATTTTGACCACCTAGGGGAATAATATGGCAAGACAGAACGTTGACATTGGCGTACAAGGTAATGACGGTACGGGTGATAGTATTCGTGAATCGTTCCGTAAAGTAAACGATAACTTTATACAGTTATTTTCAATTTTTGGAGCTGGCGATACTATTAGTTTTAAAGACCTCGACGACACCCCAAATACCTATGGGGTTGATCAGGTAATTGTATCCAATTCAGACGGTGATGGATTACTGGCTAAAGACCTAGTAGGCGGCGAGGGTATCGCTGTTGACCACAGTGATGAAAACGAAATACGTATTATCAGCACTGGTGGTAAAGTAGGTAATGATATCAAACCTCAACTAGGCGGACATTTAAACGGACAGTTATTTTCAATTGGAAATCTTGCAGAGCCTACAGATGAAACCGCAGATTCTTTTAATTCGCTACACGATACTGATATAACGGCTGATCAATTGGTTATTACCAAAGGGTTTGCTGATCAACGATACTTGCAGGCTAGCGGTGGCCCGGGTACTGGAAGCCAGATTCGAGTAAGAGATGAGCCATTAACTGTCAATGAGTATACTATTGAGATTGATGCATGGAATAGTGGATACGCTCAAATACCAGATCACGGATTTAACAGTGGTTCAAATGGTATTTCTTTTGTATATAACATCACAGGCACGGCACCGGCTACAGGATTAACCTCAGGTACTACATACTATCTACGATATCTCGATAAAAATAGATTATCAGTACACGAAACTAGAGAAGACGCAATTAGCGGTGATGCAAGAATTATAGTTAACGATCCAGTAGTTGTTCCCTCTACAGCACCGGGTATTGAAACATTCGTTGATGCTAGTTTTGATCCAGAACTATCCGGAAATTGGGTTAGTAACGAAGCACTACCCCGCAAGTCAATTGTTCGTAGACAAGGCGATACAATGGACGGCACTTTATATCTGTCAGACCATCCAGGAGAATTTGCAGGTCAAGGTAGTCCAAACGGTCCAGATGACCTACAAGCTGCCACGAAATTCTATGTAGATAGTTCTAGTTTTGCATCGCAGACAAATCTATTTGTGGCAACTTCAGGTAAGGATGATCAGGATGAAGTTCCGGAAGATAAGAGAGGTAGAGCATTTGCTTATGCTTATGCCACTGTCAACGCTGCGTGTGTACGAGCAGAAGAAATAATTAATAATTCACAAAGAGAACCCGGTCCTTAT